TTGTGATAGGATTTTCACTATCCGTCACCGTGTACTTCAAAGCAGATTCCTGTTCAGTCGTGTACTCCTGAGCCTCGTCAATGATCAGCATATCAAAACCTTCACCAAGACCACCATTGGATGTCCTGGTACGAAATTGGACTACACCACCTGTTGAATAAAGTTCAATTCTCTCTTGTCCCTTCGCTCGAATAGAATTGAAATCCTCTCCATCCACATACCCCATTTTTTCAAGGTATCGTTTCACCTTTTCAAATGAAGCATGAGATGTAGAAATTCGATGCGCTGTATGAAGGATATTCAATCCTTTATGAAGCGCCCAAATTTCTGCTATATAAAGGATTTCAGACTTCCCATTACGGCGAGGGATAGAATAGCCAAACTTTTGGTGTACCCAAAGACCGTTTTTATCTACTGCCATCAAAGGCAATAGCAGATTTTTCTGCCAAGCATAGCAAGAAAGACCTGTCCGCTCGTAAAGTTCAATCGCTTCTTTAGCTTTTGAATTTTTCTTGACGTATTTTAAAATCACCGATTGAGTAGGATTCTGATTGCCAAGTTTCTTC